TTAGGGAAGCGTTGTTTAAGTTCATTAACCATCTCTTGGGTGTTGGAACTAAACAGCCTAACTTCATCTATGATATGTAGGGTATCTCCCATCCTGACTGCAATCACAGCACTCATTGGGTCTATGTTAAAGTCCATACCAACATAGACGACATCAGGTGTTGTGCCCTCGTATTTACGCACATTGAGGGCACGATCAAATGAGTAATATATTCTACCTGAGAACGTTTCAAATGTGGCAAGGTATTCTTGGCGGAAGGTGCGTTCATCTAGATCCAGTCTAGCGGCTTCTATCTCTGAATCAGGAACTTGTCCGCCTTCAATTGTGGTAAAACTATAACTCTTCCAAGTGGGATTGTCTAGTGTGTTTTGATAGATGTCGTAGGCCCAATTCCCAATGCCCTTAGGAGTGCCAATAAAAAGAGCACGGCCCTGCTTGTCTGATAGTGTGGGCCTGAGTGTTTCATACCAAGCTTCAGGATCAATATCTGCAAACTCATCAAGCACAATAAAGTCAAGCCCAACGCCACGTAGACTATCATAATTATCAGCGCCTTTGAGGCTGATAACACTGCCATTGCGAAGCGTGATAGTGAGTTCTGTTTCATTTGTTTTTGTTATCCAATTTAGGTCTTGAAGTTTGTTCTTGAGTTTACGCCAAACAATTTGTCGTGCCATCTTGTAAGTGGGTGCCACATACCAAACTTCTTTGTCAGGTTCTTTGGCGTGATAGCAGAGTTCACGTATGCTGAGGTGAGTCTTACCAAATCTTCTGCCTGCCACCACAACACGAAAGCGAGTGCTGTCATTGGCAACGGTGTCTTGTGCGGGACTAAGCGGCACTAAACAAGGCCTCAAAGTTGTTTTTACTCTTGTTGTATTCTTCTATTCTTCGCTTGCTTATTTCAACATAAGCAGGATCCAACTCACAACCAATGTATTCATGGCCTAATTCTACTGCGGCACAACCAGTTGATCCTGAACCGTTAAATGGATCCAACACGATGCCACCTGGTGGGGTGATAAGTTTGATGAGATACTTCATTAATTCAATAGGCTTGACGGTGGGGTGATTGTTGCCTACAACACCTTGAACTTGATGTGCTTGTCCTAGGGTCTTGTTGTGTTCTAGTATCTTGTGCTTGAGTCTCTGAACATTGGTGCCAATGCTGGGATCCCATAATGGATGATTCTTGACATCGCCCTGGGCATAGTTGGCTAATGGATCTGGCACATCATCAAATCCAAGATGTCTCTCTTTACGGCTCACCTTGGGGCAGTAGAAATACTTTTGATAGTCTGCTATCTCGCCTATGACATTAGAGGGAAAGCGACCAATGTCATTGACTTCATAACCAATATGGCTGTCTTCGTTAGAAGTAATGCCTTCACCAAATGTCAGTCTGCTATGACCATTGCTACCACCACTGCGAGTGTCCGCACCTTCAATAGCAATACGAGTGGCATCAATGTTTAAGGCACCTGTGCCCCACTGCTGAGCATTCTTGGCAATGCTGAGTTTGATAGGCTTGCGGGCCAAGGCAATAGGCTCGTGTGCTGGCTTTAGTGCTGTGCCCCAACCTGCCCAGTCATTGAGTGCTGGTGCTAATGCGTCACGCAGATCACATTGCTCTTCTTCACAGGTGTTTTGATTAGTGCCATTTAATGTCTTATTACACTTGGGGCAGTTAGTCTTTGGACCTGACTCAATCTTACTGCGTTTGATACCTAATGCGTTGTCTGCTCGTTTCTTCTCACTGCGTTCAATACTCTTACCAATGTCCTGACTCTTGGGGAATCCACTAGAATAGATCCACATTATCTGATCACGGATCTCAAAGCCTGCTTGTTCTAGTGTGACAGCAAGATGATGATAGGTGCGAGCCGCTGAGAATGCTAGGATGTGCCCGCCTGGCTTTAATACACGCAGGCATTCTTGATAGGTCTCTAATGCGCCAGTGTTGGCATCCCAGCTTTTGCCCAGAAAGTCAATGCCGTAGGGTGGGTCTGTGACGATGGCGTCTATGCTGTTATCAGCCAGCGTTTTAAGGGTGTCGCGATTATCGCCTTCTAGTATTTGATATTTCATTTGTGTCCTTGTAGCAAATATCGTAAGTTATTCATCGCTCCACGGTAGTGGTTTGCGTTCATCAGTGTTGGTTGGATTGTCTTGAAAGCCCAGCATATTCTTTGACAGCCATATCTGCATGACAGCATTGCCACTCAAGGCATTCTTCAGCATGGCACGTCTTAGACTCATTTTGACATCCTCACGTCCTTTTGCCAGAATATCACTAAAATTATGTTTTAAGGTGGTTTCAGCCACATCAAACCAACGGGCTATTTCGCTGTCATTACAGCCTATTGCCGCCAGTTCGTAGACATCTTGTGGAGCAACCACTCGCTTGCGATTGCCACGTCCCACTTCATAACCCCACACTTCCACTGCCACTAGTTGTTTGGGCTTGGGTCCAGTCTTAGACGGATCTCGTGGTTCAGCAATCTCTAGAGGGATAACTTCTGAGTACTCTTGTTTTTGTATTTGTGGTGGGTGTAGAGTAAAGGCTCCACTATCAACTATCTTGTCCATGCCATTATTTATACACTCACAATCAAAGGTGTTTATTATTGGCTCTTTGTGAGTGCTTGTTCGCGTCAAGCATACATTTACTTATTCAGTGTCAAACAGGTCTTCCCAAATCTCAAAGGTGGCGTGAACATTTATTTTGCGGCGCTTGCCTGGCACGTGCGGCTTGGGTTGTGGCACTACGGGTTTATCCACGTTGGGTATGTCTACCTTGTTTACTTGATTAACCACTTCGCGAATAGTCATAATCATACCCCACGCCAGAGTTTTTGTGTTCATAAACTTGTTGCGGATATCCATACATCGTTCACGCTTGTGTTTGTCCTTTTGAAATGTGATCCAAGCTTCGTCAAACTTGCGTTGTTGGTGATGCGTGAGGTGTATCTTGTGTTGTTCTATCAAGACCTTGAATGCCGTGAACATTGATTCCCATTCATCATTGGTCAGTTGATGTAGAAAGCCGTCCCAGATGGCGGGCTCGTCTTTGTCAATCTGTTTGCCCGTCTTGGTGATTATGTCGTTCAATACTTGTGTGATGTGTTCACACAGTATGAGTCCGTCTTGCGTATTTGCCATTTTGTCTCATTTCCTTTTTGCGTTGTTGACTGCGTCTTAGATGATCTATGCGGGGGATACACTCTACATTGCCCAATTGCCACGCTTGCTGTATGTTGGTTCTAGTGAGGCAGTAGTCTTCTTTGCCTCTACCTCTACGATCCCACAATGCGCCCCAAACACTTTGAAAGTCTTCAAATGCAAACTGCCACGGTTCACCGCGAAAGTCTGCTTGTGCTTTCATCTTGAGCCAAGCCACATACTGATTATGTGGTATCTCACCTTGTACTTTCCAAACGTGTGGGCGTAGTCCTGTTCGTGGCATATCATTTTCCTCTATCGTATATTTAGCACGGATCTAAAAAACATAAATATTTCACTTGCCAATATATCCAATTGGTGCACCGTTCTTGGGGTATATGTAGGTTCTGCCTGATGTTGCACCACAGAAGTTGGGCGGTGCTCCGTTGCGCCAATTCTGCTTCTGACACGAATCTCTGCTGTCATACCATTGTGCAAGTATCAAGGGTTCGCCGTAAGTGCCGCATCCACTCAACGTGATTGCAAATGCTAGAATAAACAATTTCATATAATTTCTTTCATTAAAGTCCCCCGTTTCGCGGACCACTACGGGGGGAAGTGGTAGAACAAGGGAGAGAAGCCCCCAGTCCGCTGTCACAACCTCACGATGTCACTCGCGGGTTGATGTCTTTCTGCTTGCTCTCGTTGAGCACGGCGCATGAGTCTAATTTTTTCTAGAGCCTGTTCGCGACGTTGTTCGTGAACACGGGCCTGCTCTTCGTTCAGTCTGCGGATTTGTTCTAGCAGTGTTTCGTGTGTGTTCATTTAGCCACCTCTACTTGCCAAGCACATAATTCAAGCACACAATCTTTAATTTCGTGTATGTCTGGTTGATTGTTGAGACCACTTAAATGATCAATAGTTAATATACCGTCAGCATAAGACCAGTTATCTAATTGTTGATCACAAACTTTAGAAAGTTCGTATGTAAACACCTGTGCTTGGTCTGGATCATTCTCATAGATATACATCGCTGGATGATCAATTTTGAGTCTAATAGTTTGCATTTTGCACCTTTCGTGTGCTG